TTTAACAAACATTCTCGCGAGATTCAGATGAATTTCGATCTGACAAACATGCAGAAGTCAGAAAAAAGAGAAGAAAAAAGCAAGAACCAACTGCTTAGAGAGTGCCTTCAAGCGGTGAAGAGCGCGGGGAAACCCGGTGATTTCGTTTTAGAGCGTGAATTTACAGGATTGAATACAGCTTCTATTGAAGCCGGTGGCATGATTCCATTAACCATTAAGGATATCCTTCCTCCCTTGGAGATGGGACTTATCTTTGACAAAGTGGGTATTCCGGTGCAGACAGGGGTAAGCGGAAATATCCAATGGCCTGTAATGGGATCGGTTGAGGCTGAAATCCAAGGGGAAACATCAGAACTGACCGACCAAACTATTGATTTGAGTAAGATTGCAGCCAAGCGTGTCAGATTAGGAATGTCAATATCGGTATCTAACCAGGCTATCACTGATAGTTACACCGATTTAGTGTCATTGATCCAGGGACAATTGCGGGCCGGAGTGCAGAGGGTGTTGAATCGTGTAATTTTCTCCCATCAGAATTTTACAAGCGATCTTCACGGTCCCTTTGCAGGTGCGAAGGCTACAGGTACGTTCGCCGGTGCTGTGCCGACTTACAAGGAGTTAATCGCGATGAAGGGAGCTGTAGCAGCAACAGGTGTGGAAATGGTAGGTTTTTGTTTTGTCATGAGCGAAGCAATGAAAGCTGCATTGGAAGCAACTCCAATTGACGCAGGAAGTGGCAGAATGGTTGTTGAAAATGGCGCGATTGGCGGATATCCGGTATTCTGTACCGAATATATCAATTATGGCTCTAGTAAGGAGAAGGCAGACGTAGAGTATGTTGCGGCCGGATGTTTTGGCTACTTGCCGACAAATCAACACGGAGAAGTAAGATTGATTATTGATCCGTATACTCAAGCCAAGAAGGATATAGTCGTTTTCACCTTAAACTCTGATTGGAGTATTACTACTCTGCGTAAGGAGGCATTCGCATTGTATAAGACTGTCGGGGCTTAGTAATAATTAATACCGGCTTGGATAAGCCGGTATTAATCTTTGGTTATGGGTTTAAATAAACGACTCTTATACAATGCAAATGGTGCAAGAAAATCCGGTGTTGCCTTACAATTTGATGGGGATGAGGTAATGAGGATGCTTGACCGTATGCTTTTTGATAATGTAGTGAAAAAGAAGGATGTCCGTAAGATTATAAGGCAGGAAATTGCCCCGGCCCGAAAGGACGTGATTGCCGCAGCGAAAGGAGCCATGAAGTCCGATCCAAGAAACGCCAAGATAGGCGTAAAAACTATGGTTTACAAAAACGCCACAGGTGCTAATATCAGCCTGTTTAACCGCAAGGGAAGTGCGAAGTCGGTTAAGGAATACAATCCGCCACGAGGTGGCAGGTCAGGCATTAAGAGAAATCGGTCGGTCAGCAAGGATACTGCCCGGATAAATTCTTATCGTGGGCGTGACAGGGCTTTTATCCTGAGATTTATAAACGATGGAACAGAAGGCAGACATGCTTTTAAGAAGTCCAGGAGCAAAAACAATCGTACGGCCTATAGGGGAGCGATAGCGGCTAGGAACTTCTTTGGCGTGGCCGAAGAATCGATGAGGCGTGCGTCTGAAAGGATTTCCGACAGGGTGTTGCGGTTAATAACAGAAGTAAGCGAAGGAAAATGAGCATATTGATAAGTAAACATATAGTTAAACAGTTAAGTGCAGATCCGGAAATTGTAAAAAGTGTAGGTGATCGGATCTACCCGATAGTTATCCCGGAAGGCTCCAATTATCCGTTTATCATGTTTGAGGACTACGGTTCAGGACCGGAAACTACGAAAGATGGTACATGTGAAGACAATGCGAGCTGCAATATTGCCATAGTAGCGAAAAACTACAATGAGGCGGTTACTGTGGCAAATAAGACACGTTATGTACTGGAAGGCAAGTTAGCAAGGTACGATGACTTCGAAGTGACAGAGTGTAATTTGGAATCATGGAGTAAAAACTATGATGCAGACTTACCGGCATACGTGGTAAGACTGACTTTGAATTTTAAAACAATTGATTTTTAACGATAAATTGATAGTAATATGGCAAAAGCAAAAGTATTGAATGGTAAGGACTTTATGATTTTCATGGGTGGTAAGGCTACAGCGTTGAGCACCAGCCATAAACTAACCTTATCAGCTGAAACGTCCGATGCGGCTAGCAAGGATGATGGTATGTGGGATGAGAGTGTGGTTACAAAGATGTCATGGGAGGCATCGACAGAAGCATTGGTTAGTGCAGATCCCGAAGTAGAGAGTTTTGATACGATGTATGATAAGTTTATTGCCGGTGAACCTGTGGATGTTGTATTGGGTATCCCCGCCAATCTGAGCAATGATGGGGTCCCGGAACAAGGATGGAGTTCTCCTGCCACTAAGCAGAGCCAAATATACTATTCGGGCAAGGCATTGATTACTACGTTGGAACGCACGGATGCCAAGGGAAGTAATTCTTCCATGACGGTTAGTCTTAGAGGGCAGGGAAAACTTGATAAGAAAACCGGAGCAGAAGGTTATGCTTTAAAATCGCCCATGGTCCAATCAGTTCAGGAAAAGGTTAACGAAAAGGAAGTTGAATGATGAGAACAGTAAGTATCAAAGGTGTAGAGTATAACTTAAGATATACTCTACGCGCTTTATTCATCTACGAAGAGCTGAAGGGAGAGCCGTATTCTGGTGATAAAGCTATAAACAGCTATATTCTACTCTTTACAATGCTAATCGCTAATAATAAGGGCTTTTCTTTAAATTTTGAAGATATAATTGATGCATGTGATAGCGATCCTTCCATTTTTCAAGAGTTCGTTTCTGTATTAGAAGAAGAAAACGAGCGCGTGAGAAGGATGGCTGAATATAAGCCGGATAAAAAAAAAGTAAAGAGGAAGAAACAGGGGTAAGTATTATAAGGCTTTATGAAGAAGTAGTCGGAAGAGGTGGGGTATCCCCTGAATACTTTTTTGACAATATGACCTTGAATGAGTGCGCGGTATTCATAAGAGGTATGTTTCGGAAGGAGCAAGAAGCGTGGGAGCGAACGCGAATGTTGATGTACGCTGTTGTGCAGGTAAATTCGAGAGACCATCTTACACCTAAAACTCTTCTTCCATTCCCATGGGATATAGAAGAAGAGCCGGAAGAAATTAATGAGAGTGAATTGAATGAATTAAGGGAAAGAGCAAAAACTATGGAATATGGCAAGTGATGCGATTGTAAGGTTGTTACTAAATATCTCCGATTTTGACAAGAATATAAAAAAAGCAAAAGGAGAGATAGGGACCTTTGAAAAAGGTATAACTGCTATGGCTGGGAAGATAGGGTCCGCATTGAGTGGATTTGCTGCTTTTGCCGGGATATCGGTTGCAATTGGGGATGCTGTCAAGGCGTCAATGGAGTTTGAAAAATCGTTATCATCATTGCGCTCATTAACAGGAGTAACAGCACAAGAACTTACGTTTTTTAAAGATGAGGCTATTCGGTTGGGCAGTTCGACTACACAAACAGAGTCTCAAGTAGTGGACGCGTTTAAATTGATAGGCTCTCAGATGCCGGAACTGCTGAAGAATAAGGAAGCATTATCTTCTGTAACAGAAAGTGCTATTGTGCTGGCTGAGGCTGCTGAGATAGACGTGCCTGATGCTGCCAAGGCGTTAACAGGAGCATTAAATCAGATGGGGGCGTCTTCTAGCCAGGCCTCTGAATATATCAATATATTGGCTGCTGCTTCGCAACAGGGCTCCGCTGATATACCTTACTTAAACAGAGCAATAGAAAATGCAGGAGGTGCCGCATCTTCCGTGGGAATACAATTCAACGAGCTGGTAGCAGCAATCGAAGCGATTGCTCCCAAAATAACAGATGCAGGAAGTGCGGGGACTAATTTAAGGAATATATTCCTGACATTGGAAAGTAGTACAGAGATGAACTTACGGCCTTCGGTAGTCGGGTTATCTAATGCTTTGGAAAATCTTTCTGCTAAACAGTTGGATGCTACTGAATTGACGAAGATGTTTGGTAAGGAGAGTGTAACCGCAGCATTGGCTTTGGTCTCGGAAAAAGATAAGTTCATTGAGCTGGCAAGTGGGATAACAGATACCAATACTGCGCTAGAGCAACAAAGGATAAATAATGACAATCTAGCGGGATCTGTTGCAGCATTGCAGTCAGTATGGGAAGGCTTTATCCTAACGATGAATGATTCTTCAGGTACCTTGAAAACAGTGGTAGATTATCTGACAAAAATAGTAGAAGGTGCGCGAGCTGCGTTTTCTTCGTTGCAAGCATTGGATG